GCAGGGGACCACATGTTGAACTTGTAAGGATAAGCAGACATCTCACCGCTCGGCGCTTTTCTTTTTTTTTTTTTTTTATTGGATTGGTGGAGCAAAAGAGGGTGGCATTTCACATGCCAGAGGAGGTGCTTCGTGCGCCAGCTTGGGGACCTCGGACCCCAATGGTGGTGCTTCCTCATCATACCACCCATCCCAGTCTGGTGGAGTGTCCTGATCGTAGTACTCAGGCTCATCCAAGCCCATCATCTCGTCGTCAGTCGTCTCCTCAACAGGGTTGTCGGTGATGCACTTGAGTGCCTCCATGTAGTGCATCTTGAGCTTGCACATCGCACGCTTGTGCTTGTCGGTCGTCTTCATGCTCAGGATGATCTTCTTCCTGTTCTCCTCGCGCAACCACCGGTTGTAGCTTTGGAGAATGTTGTCGTGCTCCACGTTGATGCGCTTCATGCGCCACATCAGCTTGCTGTGAAGCATCACCAGGTTGCTGGCGTCGTCGCCACGCTCCTTGCACAGCTCGATCGCCTCTTCAAGGCGTCGCATCTCGGTAGCGCTGTCGGTGTAGCCCTTCATGTTCAAGTCCATGAGGTTCTTGTGAAACTCGCTCTCGATCTTCTCGATTTGCATTTTCTTTTTTTTTCTTTTTTTTTAATTCTTAAATTTAAATTTAAAGGTCAACGCTAGTCAGCCAAAACACCACAAAACGCTAGTGCATTCCATGGAAAGTTCCAAAAGTGCCAGGCTTGCAATAAATAGTTGGGAGAGATGACGTCATCTCAATAATTAGTTGGGAATGTTTTCATTGGACAAAACTATATCAAAAAATTGTGGACTTAGTCAGTGTAGCGGACGCGGCACACAGCGTTGAGTTCAATCGTTGTGTCGTTGACTGCGTTGGCCAGTGATCTCGCATACAAGTAGAGCGCTCCGCTGTTGATGTCAGCGATCGTCATAGGAACAGATTGACCAGAGTAGTTGCTTTCGAGATCCGGCAAACGGATGTACTCGTCAATGTTGACAAAGATTGAGTTGTTCTGAGTTGCCGCGGGGGAGCAGTCTTGGTTGAAGTCCATGGTCATGTCCTTGATGACTCTGAAGCGGTCCAGTGAGTCATACGCTGTTTGGGAGAAGACTGTTGTCGACTCAGCTCCTGATTGATTCGTGTCCGCGAATATGGAGTCAAAGACTGGGATTGTTCCCCCAGATGGCTGCTTGTCCCAGACAAAGATCAGCCGCAACGTGTTTCCAACGAAGTCGTTCGTTGCATTTTGCCAGATGATGGCTCTTGCGTACCCCTTGATGCGTACGCTCTTCAGGCTCGTCTTTCGCCCGATACGGTTCCAAGAACCTGTCCCCGTCTGGATCAGGTTCAGCACGGCAGCGCATCCGTTCGTGTTCGTCGTAGAGATGATTGGGTTCACCCATCCAACAGGATTGCCGTTCGTGATGATTGTATCCATCCCTTTCAGTTCCCCTTGTTTAGCCGTTCGGCTTGTCCAGCTTCTCGCAGGTCCCATGCTTCTCGCTGCCAGTCGCAGCGCGCGCCTTTGTGCCAACACAGCGCGGGAAGTCTTGCTTGTGCGATAGGCTTTCTGCCTCATAGTCATGCGCGTAGACATCTTTCTTGCACCGTTCGCGACCACAAAAAATTGGGAAAGAAAAAATCACAGACAGAAAATTCCAAAAATTTTGTTCTCGCCGGCGAGCACGAAGTGCTCGGTGGCTCCAGTGGCCGGGCGTTAATATTACCCCGGCCACAGGAGCCACGGAGCCAAAGGCGTAGTGGCTCCAAAAAATGTCTATATTTTTTGACGACGAGGCCCAACTGTCTGGAACAGATAGTGGGGACGAAGACGACTCCCTCATCACAACAGAAGACCTTCTGTTCCTCGACGACGACAGTCAAGAGGATAACCCTAGCTTTTATCGAGCTCTCGATAATCCTCACATCCACACTCCTCCTCGCCCTCCTCCTCCACCTCCTAGCGGATCACCAGATCCGCAACCAACAACAACTTCTCGCAAGCGCCAGCGCGAGAAGCCACCCGTAAGGAAGTCTGCTAAGAAGCAAGACACCAAGTTTCGTTTGCAAAGCAAAGGAATCTTCCTCACCTTCCCTCAGTGTCCATATCCACTCGACTCGTTCTTTGAGAACCTTAAGGCTAGGTTCTCTCATCCTAACGACCAGATCTATTGCAGTCGTGAGCAACACGAAGACGGTGAATGGCATCTTCACGCATGCCTCCTTCTGAACAGCAAGCTGAGCACCCGAAACGTGGGCTTCTTCGACGATCTAGTCGAGCCCTTGAAACATCCCAACATCCAGAGCAAGCTGAAGAGCCAGTCTCGGACGATCTCGTACGTAATGAAAGGGCCCGACGACTCGCTCAAACGTTCAACACACCCATGGGAGAAGTTTTTGAAGCAGGCAAGGTCCAAGAAATCCACCAAAGCGGCAGCCATTCTCGAGATGGTGAATCAGCACGATCTCTCCTCGCCCTCAGCCGCATCAGCCCTGCTCGACGAGCTGGACAACCATCCGGATCATCAGGGCTATCTGCTTCTTCATCTTCATCAAGTCAAAGACTACCTGGCGTACCGGCATGGGAAGGCTTTACGCCATGGCGCTGCTCTGGCCCAACAGACACCGGTCCGTGTCAGGCCTGCATTGACGCCGCTTACTTCTTCCAACGTCAGGATTGCCAACTGGTTGAACTCAGCGATTCGTGTCCAACGACCCCGTCGCTCCCATCAGATCTGGATCAAGGCACCCCCGAACGCTGGGAAGACTACATTGATATTGAATCTTGAGGAGTGGTTCTCACTCCGGGTCTACTTTTGGCCCAAAGACGAGAAGTGGTGGGACGCCTATGAAGATGGCGCCTACGACTTAATCGTCCTTGATGAGTTTCGCTCTCAGAAAACCATCACAGAACTCAATCCAATACTCTCAGGCGACCCCATCCCTCTCTCACGTCGCCGGTCACCCCCCCTCGTGAAACGAGACAACCTCCCAGTCATGATCCTTAGCAACTTCTCGCCAGAGGAGTGCTATCACAAATGCTCACAGTCCCAACTAGCTCCACTACTTGATCGCCTCGAATTTGTAGAAGTCGAGCGTCATGTCAGAATTGAAAAGGAAGACTAAATTTGCTTTAGTTCATACTCGAGATCTTGTTCCAGTTCTTGCGCGAGAGCCCACTGGCGACGCAACTTGGCTAAGTTGATAGCTTCCTGATACGTTAGAATCAGGTCCTCTTTGCGCCATCGATTTTGTTGATCGTATGCGCTTTCTACGGCTGCACCCCAGTCGAGCTCTTCACGTGAGTAATAGCTCTTTCGTCTGTCGTACATCCTCACCATGTACTGTCTCCTCTTGAAAAGGACGTTCAACATACGTCTGTGTTCGGCGATTTGTTCGTCGAGATGCTCGATGGACTCCTTGATCTCAGCCAACGTGGGCTTCTTTCCACCACTCGCCATTCTTTTTTTTCTTTTTTTTTCTTTTTTTATTTTTTAGGCTCGCCGAAGTACTCGGCCTCAACCCGTTCAACGCAGCGCATAGCTTCGTAGTCCAGCTCTTCGTCTTCGCAAGCCTTCAGGCGCGCCTCGCAGTCTTCGATGAGATCGGGCACCTCGCACTCCAGGTCAGGCGGGGTGTCTTGATCGTAGTAGAAGGGTTCCTCGTCCTCTTCCTCGGTATCGTAGATCGGATAGAGCTCGCAGAAATGGTGCGCTTGCAGTGGGTTCATCCTCAGTCGGATCATTGCCATCTTCTCAATGGGCTTGACAGGAAGCTTCAGGATGGACTTCTTCCTCTTCTCCTCCTTCCTCCATCGGTGGTAGCTTAGTTGGATACCATCGTACTCCGCGGTGAGGGTGTTCAGCCTCCACTCGGCGCGGCTCAGCTCGTTGCGGTACTTCGCAACAGTTTCGTCGTCTCCTCTTGCGACGTCCAGCTCATACATTAGGCGCCTGCAGGTGCGCCGTTCTTGTTCAGCTCGATTGGCATTCTCCTCGGCCAGTCGGCGGTGGAAGTCGCTTTTCATGTCTTCAGGCATGTACATCACCATCTTGGAAAGATTTCTCTTTTTTTTTAATTTTTAAATTTAAATTTAAAAATTAAATGGTCAACGCTAGTCAGCAAAAACGCCACAAAATGCTAGTGCATTCCATGGAAACTTCCAAAAACACTGGTGAGCACCGGTGTATATTACACGTCATCATTCCCAACTATTTATTACACGTCATCATTCCCAACTATTTATTACACGTCATCATTCCCAACTATTTATTACACGTCATCATTCCCAACTATTTACAAAACTCTCCCAACTATTTACAAAACTCTCCCAACTAATTATAACCTAGGACAACTCTCCCAAATAATTGTTATACCCTAGGACACTTATCTAGCCGCCGGCAGGCAACAGGACAATCGCGCAGCAGCCCCCGGAGGGCACACTGCCCTAGCCTGTTACTACTAAACACCACGCGGCCGAGGATGCGAGCGCAGCGAGGACCGAGGACGTCAATAGCCCCGCAGGGAACAGGTTTAATCGGTGTAACGAACACGACAACCAGCAATAAAGTTGCAAACGGTGTCGCCTGGAGAGTTCGTGAGACAACGCGCGTACAAGTAAAGAGCGCCGGTGTTGATGTCAGAGATGGTCATCGGGCTCGACTGACCTGAGTAGTTGCTTTCCAGATCTGGCAAACGGATGTACTCGTCAACAGGCGCGACAATCCGACTGAACTGACCAGTCGGTGGAGTGTTCTGCGGAATGAACTGGATTGTCATTTCTTTGATAACACGGAAACGGTCCATTGTGTCAAAAGCAGGCTGCGACCATGGCACGCTAGTTTCTGCTCCGGTCTGACTTGTGTCCGAAAAGATGTTCTGCCAGATTGGAATTGTTCCACCTGAGGGTTGTCTGTCCCAGACAACACTAATTCGAAGCCAATTTCCGAAGAAATCGCTAGTTGCGTTGTTGAAGATGAGGCACTCTGCGTAGCCTCTGATCCGCAGGCTCTTCAGGGTGGTCCTTCGCCCGATTCGATTCCACGCCCCAGTTCCGGTCTGGATCAGGTTCAGCACAACTGCTGATGTGTTCAACGTTGGATCATCAACAACAGGGTTGAAAGCAGGAGGTGTAACCGAGTTGATAGCAGTGTCCAGGCCCTTGAGTTCTCCTTGTTTCCCAGGACGACCTGACCAGCGCTTCGCAGGCACCATGCTCCTCGCTGCCAAACGCAGCGCGCGCCTTTGTGCCAACACAGCGCGGGAAGCGGTACTACCGCGGTACGCCTTTTGTTTCATCGTCATACGCGTAGACATCTTGTCGTTGCTTTTTTTGTCGACCAAAAAAATTTGGGAATAAAAAGTCACAGGTTGGAAACGTAAGAAATTTCCGCTCGGCGAGCACCTCGCCGTGAGTTTGCTGGCCGGCCTTAATATTACCCGGCCAGCAAACTCCACTCCACTTTACACTCCAACAGCAAAAACATGTCTATTTTTTTCGAAGACGAGGCACAGCTTTCTGGAACAGATAGCGGAGACGAAGGCGAAGACCTCCTCACTCCAAACGACTTACTATTCCTAGACGACGAGGATACTCAAGATAACAGCCCGAGCTTTTATCGAGCTATCGATCGTACTCCTCCTCTCCTCACTCCCTACTCTCCTCCTCCTTTTGATGGGTCAACTGAAGTTGAACCGTCACTTCCCACCGATCTCAGCACCCCCTCTCGGAAAAGACGCACCCCCGAGCTTCTGCCCTTGGATGCCCCCATCGTTCTAGAAGAACCGGCACCAAAGAAGAACTTTCGCTTGCAAAGCAAAGGCATCTTCCTCACTTTCCCTCAGTGTCCCTATCCGTTAGACGACTTTTTCGAAAACCTCAAGGCTCGTTTCAACGACCCGCAAGACCAGATCTATTGCAGTAGAGAACAACACGAAGACGGCGAATGGCATCTTCACGCAGTGATATTTCTCAACAAGACCCTCCGAACCCGAAACGTGAAATACTTCGACGATCTAGTCGAGCCTTCCAAGCACCCGAACATTCAGTCGAAATTGAAGTCTCGCCCTCAGACCGTAGCATACGTAATGAAAGGGCCCGACGACTCGCTCAAGCGTTCGACACACCAATGGGAGCAGTTTTTGAAGATGGCAAAGTCCAAGACTTCCACGAAGCCCGTCGCGATTCTCGAGATCGTGAATGCGCGGGATCTCTCCTTGAGCTCAGCCGTACCAGCCCTTCTCGACGAGTTGGACAACTCCGAGCATCAACCTTATCTATTGCGTCATCTTCATCAGATCAAGGAATATCTAGCCTACCGCCACGGGAAGGCTTTACGCCATGGAACTGCGGCGGCCCTTCAGATACCGGTCCGTGTCAGGCCTGCGCTGACGCCGCTGATTTCTTCCAACGTCAGAATTGCCAATTGGCTGAAC